AACTAAACGAACAATATTATATCATGATGCGTTATCCAACACTCAAGGAAGTTACTGACTTAAGCGAAAGTGAAGATGGTGCTAACGAAACTGAAAAAATGTTCAACACAATGATTTCGTGTATTGATACCTTAGTCGATCAGACAACAGATGAAGTATATAAGCTAGAAGAATTTACTTCAGAAGAAGTAACAGATTTTGTTGATGGATTTACGTCTACGGTAGTAGAAAAGCTACAGAAGTTTTTCGCCACTATGCCTAAACTAAGTCACTCAATTAACTATAAAGACAAAGAAGGTAAAGACAAAGTATTTGTAGTGGAGGGTATGGACTCTTTTTTTACATAATGTTGAGCCATAATAACCTTATGGCATACTATAAAAACGTCTTTGCACTGGCTCAACATCATAAATACACTATAAGCGACATAGAAAATTTATTACCTTATGAACGTGACCTATACTTGGATATGCTAATTGATTTTATAGAGCAAACTAAACAGCAACAAGGCTAGGAGATAACATGGCAAAGAAATTACAAAATGGTTCTAAATTAGAATCAGCAGACATGGACGGAGATGGCATCATCACTGATGCTGAATTGGATATGCAAGAAAGAATGATAATGCTTGAGAATGAAGATAAGAAACAGGACGCACAGCGCAACATGGCATGGTTTGCTTTGTTTGGTATGCTACTGTACCCGTTTGCAGTAGTACTTGCAAGTGCAATTGGTTTAGATCAAGCACAAGCAACACTAGGCGACATGGCACCCACATACTTTGTATCAGTTGCGGCTATCGTAGCGGCATTCTATGCAAAAGAAGCAATCAGCAAGTAAGGTAAAGTAAAATGGCTACGGATACACCCATAGTAAATCTATCTAAAGAGACTCTGGAACAAATTGCTCCAGCGTTAAACTCTATGCGTGATTCCATTAATGATCAAACACGACTTATTCAGGACACATTTGATTTACAGCAAAAATCTATCAGAGAAGCCTCTAGACAGGCACGCCTAGATCAATCAAAAGCATCGTCTATAACCCCCGATACAACTCCCGCACCACCTGGCACAGGCGGTGGTGGAGGCGGTGGCGGTGGCGGTCTTGGAATATTTGGATTGTTTGGCGGTAGCGGTATGGGTCTACCAGCACTAGTTGCATTAGGAGCATCTTTAACTGGATTCGATGCGGCTCTTAGAGCTTTAGCATTACCTAAAATATTTGATGGTTTCAGTACAAACTGGACAAAGTTTACTGATGAGATTTTCTACATGGGTGTTCGTATCGAGGAGTTTACTAAAAAGATTAAAGGCTTTTTTAAAGTTCCAGAATTGCCCACGATTGGATTTGTAGACAAGACTGGTGCACCATACGATTTCAGTAAGATCAATGCAAAGCTTACTGCTCCATTCGACACACTTAACACTAAGATTACTACCCTTTTAACTCCTGGTGCTGAAAAGATTGCAACAACTATCGATGACTTCAAACTCACAACCACTGCTTGGTTTGATAGTATTAAGAGTGGTGCTACAACTAAGCTTGGCGCAGGCATTGAAGTAATTGATGCAGGTTTAGATTCTATAAAAGCAACGACCAATGGATTCATTGATGGGGTTAAACTCAGTGCAATGACTAAGTTGACTCCTGCTATAGAATTTGCTGGCACTAAAATAGACAGCTTTAAATCAAGTGTTACTGGATTTCTTGATAGTGCTAACACTAAAGCCACTTCAGCATTTGAAGGCACCGCTGAAAAGTTCGACTCTAAAGCAACAGCAGTTAAAACTTCTGTACAAAATTTCTTTGATGGCATTCCTAGATTAAAGATCACTATGCCTGAGGGAATCGGGGCAATAGGTGATAGTATTAAAGCAGTGTTTGGCAATATGGATGAAGGAACTGGAGTACTAGGTTTCTTAGGCAAAGTAGCAGGATTCTTAAAGCCTCTTCTTGTTCCTTTCGAGTTTGTTTTAAAGACTGTAATGCGTCCAATTACACAGATATTCTTATCACTCATCGACTTTGTTGTCGGATTCTACGAAGGATTTACTGGAGAAGATGGAGGTTTTGGCGATAAACTCAAATCTGGTATCGAAGGCGGTATTAAAGGAATCATCAAAGGCTTCACTGAAGCGATTGATATGATATTCATCGATCTGCCTGCTTGGTTACTAGGAAAGCTAGGATTTGATGGTATTGCAGAAAAGTTAAAAGAATTTAGTCTAACAGCAGTTGTCGATCCTGTTTGGGAAGCAGTCAAAAACTTCTTTAGTAATATGTTCAACGATCCAGGCGGCACTATGATGAGTATTGCACGTGGTGCAGGAGACATGGCTGAGAATTTTGTTAAAACAATTCTTAGAATGGTATTGCCAGATCCTGGTGCTGATAGAGCGTGGTATGATCCAAGAGGTCTTGTAGCGAAAGCGATACCAGATTCAGTGTACGAATACGCTGGCATGAACCCACAGACTGGTGCAATTCTACCAAATGTAGCCGCTGAGTTATCAGCACAACGTAGTGCTATGGTACAAAATGATGCCGCTAATTCAGCCGCAAGACAGGCTGCCGCAGTTGCCGCACAAGTAAATGTAGGACCAACTACTGTAGTGAATCAAGGCGGTAATCAAAGAACGACACTAGTAACAGCTAATCCAAAAGTATCTGCTCAAATGTCATTTGCAGGCGGATTCTAATAAAAAAGGCGACTCACATCTCTGCAAGCCGCCTTAGTCGCTTCAACTATTAATCAGATTAATTGTCTTCAGCTAGGCTCTTGAAGAAATCCAGTGATTCATCATCACCGCTATCACTAGCAAGAGTTGGAGATGGAGATGCTTCCGGTTCAGGAGCAGTTCGCTCTTTGAAATTCGGAGTGAACCCCATCCCCGCATTGTCGTCCTCAGCGGTAACTGTGGGTGCGTGTGCACCGCCATCAAGTCCTAGAACCTTATACAGTTTAGCTTTCAGTTCATCATAAGATTTGAAGTTTTTAGGATCAACAATTCCTTGAAGGGAGTGTTGCTTACCCCAAACATCTTCAAGTGCTTCATCTGACAGGTTAGCACCGTCTGCACCAGACAGAACGCTTACGCTATCAAACTCGGACTTATCGTAGTTACGATAGCCTTCTACTTGACGAATTTTTAGTTTGAAGTCTGCACCTTCCCAAAAGTCGAATGGGTTGATTGGAGACTCATCGTCATACTGAGGATTCATTGCATCGTTCAGTTTGTCGAAGATTTTCTTACCAAACTTATAAAGATATACTTGACCTTCACGTGAAGGGTTCGCACTATCTTTCACAACATAGATGTTAGCGATATAGTTCAATCTACGCTTCTGCTTACGTGCAGTCTCTTTGTCTTCATCGTGACCAGAATTCCACAGCTTTGAGTTATACTCAGAAACTGGATCATCTTGGCTAAGAGTGGTGAGAGAGTTTTCGATATACCAGCCACCTGGTCCTTGGAATCCGTGATCCCACATTCTTACGAATGGCATATCTTCACCTTGCGGTGCGGGTAAAAAACGAATAACGGCATAGCCATTACCTGCTTTATCTACTTCAGGTTTCCAGAAGCGATCATCGCCTTTGTTACCTGTTGAATTCATCTTCTGGAGCTGAGAGTTCAGCTTGTCGAATGATGATGTACGAGCCTTCTTAAGGGCTGAGAATGATGTAGTCATATTTGTATACTCCTTGTATAGCGGTTTATATTGCTGTATATATTACAGTATTGCGTTGTATTTGTCAAGACATATTTTCCGCATTTTCACTTTATCATAATTTAGAAACGGTCCATATTTGTTGACAATCTTATTTATACTAGGATAAACTATCGTATCATTGATTGTTTTGTCCCAGTACTTGAAGCATCCTGTCAAGTCACTTAAAATGACTAGAGTTTCGATGCTGATGCGCTTCATGTTGAAGAGAGACAATATACGTGGATACTGCCCGTCCTCAACAACGAAGTTAGCATTAAAGTCTTCGTTCAATTCGTCTAGTTCATTACTAAACACATATCCCAAAGACTGTTGACGTTTTGACCATTCCATGAAAGTTTCATTTGCGGTCTCACTGTCAACTATATCACCAATCCAAACGTCTGGATTGTTGACCATGTTAGCTAGTAAAAAGTCTTTATAGTCTTTTCGCTTTGCTAACTTAAAGAAGAAAAACTTATCCTTACGATTTTCAAATGCATCGATTCTGGCGTTAACCTTACCGTTGTATTTGAAGTAATCATAGTTCGAACTAAAGTGCCGCTTTAAAGCAAGATAGCATATGTAAACGTCAAATGCGTCTTGTGTGCTATACAAGCTTTTTGTCATACCGGCAACCTAGTCAGTTTCTCTACCATATTTAGTTCTTCAGCTTCTCTATAGATTTTTGCTTTCAGAACTGGTGATCGGCGTATGATCTCACCGACTACTTCTACTTCGAGTCCATACTTATCTGCGTATACAATTACTGCGTCAATGTAAGGAACTCCTTTAGAAATATTCTCTGCGATCTCTTTCATGATCGTCTCAGAGTTTAACTCTTTGATAAGCCCAATGTTTTTAGTATCTGCGATTTTTTATGCTCCCTGCCCATCAAGTAGGCTTTTTGAAAGATAAAAGCTTCACGCTTATTATCATTAATATAAGTCTCTTTACCTAAAGAGACGTTTCCAGAATCTGGATCAATGCTTACTTGATATAGACCCTCTTCAAAATAATCAGTACTAGCCATTCAATATTTTGATTCCCATAGTCCAGTTTTCAGCGGCATCTTCTACATAAGACTCATGCTTACCAGGAAACATTTCAGTCTTGAATGGTTCACTTTCACCGATACCCATATAGTATTTTAGTCCTATAATGTTACTCTCATTAATGAACATTTCTGCTCTAGGACCTGAACTGTCTTCTTTATAAAAAGTGGATAGATGTTTCTCCATCTAAAACTCTCCTTTTCTGATTTATATGTGCTTATTATAGCAGATGATATCTTGCCTGTCAAGCATTATTTGACAGATTCTAGAAGGGCTTCGATCTCTTCAATCTCAGACACGATTTCACTCATATTTTGTTTATGGTAAATACGAGCCATTTTGCCGAGATACTTTTTTGGTATACCAACATCATCTTCAAGTGCAATGATTGCTTCTTTCACAAACTCACGCTCGGCTTCTTGTCGTAGGTATGAATTACTGATCTCTTGCATAGCTTCTTTAATGCGCTTGCGGTCAGCTTCACTTGATGGTATTATGATTGATGACATACTATATCCTCATGTTGATTAAATGAGTGTTAACTATAACAGAATAGAGGGTTGCTGTCAAGTCATTTCAGAATAAAGGGGCGAAAAAATCGCCCCTCTTGTTAACTATTAATTGCGCCTTTTAGAATGAAAAAGTCGCACCGATATTGATCTCGTCACGTGCTTCGGATTCGAGATTATATTTTGTTTTAGCATACCACTCTACTGAGTCCATTCCTGACATAGTGTAGTTTACTTCAAACTCAATTGTTGGTAAAACATCTAATGTGTTATCCAATACAAGTTCATCGTCCCAAAGTGCTAACTCTGTGCTTGTTACGAAATTCAAGCCTTCAGTTGGAGTCAGCGTAATTGCTGGTTCGATATCAACTGTCATGCGTTCAGCATCTACAGCATAGTTTGCATCTAGTTCTCCACCAAAAGATACGATAGAGTCAGCAGATACATTTGTTGCCAATAGAGTTGCAACAGTTGCGATTGCGAGTTTCATTAGATTTCCTTTCTTATTATTGAAACTGGTCCACATTTTCTGTTGCTAGGCAAGTGGTCAGCCCCGGTTGATCACGCCGCTAGTGCGTAGTCTCCATGTGCAAAGTTATCGTTTGCGTTTAGTTTAGTTTCTTGCGTTAACGGAGCTTGCGCCCGGATTCTCCACTCATCTACACTGCCAGTCGATTCCTACTTCAGCCCCATCAAAAATACATTGTCTTCGACCCTTGTGAGGTCTGCGTCTCTGCAAAGACACCTTATTGCAGTAAGGCGCAATGTACTTTTGGTGGAGCTGTCGGGAGTCGCACCCGAGTCCTGTTCAGCTTTAACTCGCTTCAACGAATCATTAGTATTTATATACTATACTCTATTTTGGGGTGGTTGTCAAGTACTAAGTTATAAAATAGTAACCAAAAAACAACAGTACGAGCCAGATTAGACCCTTAATGAAAAAGAAGGCAAAAGTACCCCACATGAATACCATTGGGTTTGCAAGCCAGTCTACTAATGCCTTCTTCTTTCGGTTTAACTTTTTCATCATACACGTACTTATAGTACGCATATCTGACTTTTTATAAACCGTTTGGTATCAGTACATAATGTATAGTCAGAACTATGGCAACTGAAGCACCTAGTCCAATCATCATCTTCTGAAAGTCTCTTGCTACTAACGGGAATACAGATTTCATTTTCATCTTACCTGTAAACGTTGCGATAGCGAGTTCACGACCAGCAAGCATACCT